TCCTGGTGCGCTTCCTTCGGGTTGGGCACCGCCTCGATCATCCGAGCGGCGTGCTCGTTGAGCTTCGCGATCCAGCCGTCCTCAACCTTCGGCGGCCGGTCATCCGACCAATTGCCCCGGATCATGCTGTCACGGATCACGACGAGGCAGGCGATGGCCTTCACGAGATGCGAGAGCCCGCTGTCCGGGTCGATATCCTCGCCCTCCCACCACGCCATCAGGTGCCGGAGGGCGGCGTCGTAGTAGACGCTGGCCCGGACGCCGACCGTGCGGTAGTTGTGCCGGCCGTACTTGAGGGCCCCTTCTAGCATGGCGAGGCCCAGCTCCATAAGCACCGGGCCCGAGACTGCCGACATAGGGACCTTCTTGATCCCCACGCTGTCCTTCGGGTTGCTTGGCTTCTCGTTCGGGGCCTTGATCCCGGAAACGTAGGTGGCCGCCACTCTTGCAGACTGTGGTACGATCATCTCATCTCTCCTTAGAGGCCCGGGGTCAATAGGTGGAAGGCAAGCCAAGCTGCCTCCTCTAGATTATCGATCCAATAGCCGGCCGGCTCCGTTACGAACGGATGGTGATGCACATTGCCCTGCTTCTCCATAACCAGGATGATCGGTTTGCACAAAGCGTGGGCCATACCAATCTCAGCGACGGTCCCGATGCTGACGCGCTCGGCACCAAGCACGTTCACGACAACGGCGTCGGCTGAACGCACGTCATGGGTATCGCGGGCTAGAATACCCTTCGGGTCAGTGATGGCGCGCTCAACCGACTGGAAAGCTCCGATAGGCCCAGCTTCATCGCGAAGCGCATCCTTGCCTCGCATGGGGCTCAGGCACATAGGCGCGTCCTGGGCATTCTGCCGCGCAAGTCTTTCTAGCGCTATGGAAAAGCCGACGCGCCACTCGTGCCGGGCGGCGGCATAGGTGAGGCCGGTGATCGGGCCACTCAGGTAAATTTTCGACATGATGCTCTCCTATCTCGGCCCTTGGAATGAGACCGTGTTGCGATACTTCTCGCCCTCGTTCATATGGTGCGTGATGCTCACCATGCTACGGCCGGAGCTATAGCCGCTGGCGTAGTGCCAGTTATCCCTCGCGGCAAGGGTCTGGAAGGTCTCCCAGATCAAGCCCTGCTTCTCACCCCCGCCGACGCTCTTGTGATGGACGTGGCCGAAGTAGGCATAGCGATAGTCGGTCTCGCCCCAATCCTGCGGCCAGCGGCTCGCCACCATGCCCGGCATCTCGGACGGTTTCACCATGTCACCATGCGCCGCCGTTACCAGCACCCGGCCGAAGCGCCACTTGAAGAAGGGGCTTGGGCTCGTGTCCACCGTGACACGCGGGTCGTTGCGGTAGAAGGCCCCGAGGGCCACGGCGAGCGCCAGGGTCGCATACGGGTCGTGGTTGCCAGGAATGTTCCGCACGAGCACCCGCTGGTGGCGCTGCTTGGCCAGATCGATGCAATGCGTCATCACCTTGACGCCGGTCTGGAGCACCTTCGCGTAGCGCGTATCCACGTCGAGCTGGTTGCCACTCCGGCGGGTCCGGTTCTCGTCACTGTCGCTGTGAAAGAAGTCGCCCAGGTTGAGCACGACCGCCTGCTCGCTCGGCGGCGATAGGGCCACTAGCTGCGCCATCGTGTCGAGGAGAAGGTCCTCGCCAATGTCCAGGTCATAGTCCTCGCCGCTCTCGTCTTTCCAGGCGTAGAGGCCGAGATGCTGGTCCGCGATGTTATAGAAGGTCGCCAGCTCCGCCACCGTATGCTTCGGCGGCTTTACCAGCTTGCTCCCACCCTCGTAAGCCGCGAACACGTTCTGGATCGCTTCCGTTACGGTCTCGTAGCTGGTGTCAGGCTTGGCCTGGACCCACTGCCCAATCGCCTCGCCGCCCCGAGCAAAGAGGGTCGTAGTGCGGAGTACCTGTTGCCCCGGGCCAATGTCACCGAGCAAGTTGCCGGTAATGCCATAGCGCGCTGCGACCGCGAGCCGACCCTGCATCCCGCTCCGGGAGAGGCCCAGCTTCCGCGCGGCCTCGGCTGTATTCCGCCCGCTCTCCTCCCATACGTTATAGGCCTCTTCGGCCAGCTCGCGCGACAACGGGGGCAGCTTACTCATGGCTTGAAATCCTTCTGTCCAAACGGGTTCTTCTCGGGGTCAAACTTGCCCCAATTCCGGCCATAGCTCGCCTCCACGTCGATGATGAGAGTGCGGCCATTGATATTGATCGGGATGCGCATCATTTCGATTGTCTCTGCGGCCAGATCGAACCGGCCCCTGGGTATCTGCAAGAGCAGCGCGTCGTGAACCTGGGCCAAGAGCTGCACGCCCTTGGGTTCCATGTAGTACCAGACGCGCCAGAGCGCAATGTCGATCAGATCAGCTACAGTGCTTTGCGGCTTGAACGCCAGCCCTTGCTTGTGGGTGTGCGGGTCCCACGGCCGGCCGAAGAGCCTGATCTTGCGGCCCAGCGCGTTAACCAACGGCTTACTCTCGCGCACGTCCGCGATGATGCTGTTCTGCCAGGGCTTGATGTACTCAAATTCCCCGAAGTAGTTGCGCTGAGCCTTGACCGCCTCCGCCATCGGGATATGCGCGATCATGGCGATGCCGGGCGGCGTCAGCCCGAAGTTGGAGCCGTGCTGGATGCGCTTGGCCTGGAAGCGCCAATCATGCCCCTCCGCCTTATCCCACTCGGGGTTGTGGCTCTTGGCCCAATCCTTGTCCTTCTTCAAGTCCCCGGTCCAGGGGAAGTGAGGCCATAGGAGGCGGGCAACGAACGTGTGCGTGTCGCCGGTGGCGTGGGCCTCGATATAGACGGGATCGCCGCTCTCATACGCGACGACGTAGCTCTCACCCGTCTTGAAGTCGATATACCACAGGTCGTAGCCCGGGTCCGCCACAATGACGTGCCGCAGCTTCGGGGCCACGTTCTGGAGGTTGCCGCCCTCGCCGTGCGGGTTCTTGGACGAGCTGAACCGGCCGGTCCACGCCGCACCCACGTTGAAGCTGCTCGGGTAGCGGTTCCGCGCGTTTAAACGTCCGTTGAGCCACCCGATCTGCTTCTTCTGGTCCCGCACGTCGCGGATCGCTTCGCATAGGGGGAAAAACTCCTTGTGCTTGCGGCCGACCTTCTCCAGGCAGTCGTCATCGACGCTGACCTTCTTGTCCTTGTTCCGCTCCGCCGGCAGGCCGTGCAGGACATAGAGCAAGCGCTCCACCTGAGCCTGGGAGTTGGCGTTGAACGGGGCCCGAACCATGCGGGGCGAGCCGCAACGTTCGCACAGCCGCTCGGGACCGTCAGGGACGCCCTTCTGCCACTTGTGGTGCTTGTCCGGCTCCTTCGGGCAGTAGCCCGTAACCTTCTCCATGCCATCCCAGAAGTCGCGAACCTGGGGCATCTTGTCGATCAGGCGGGTCGCCTTCTGCCACTCACGGGTCGCGACCTTGAGCGCTTCCGCCCTCGCCCCGAGGTCCACCGCGCAGCCGCGCACCATCATCTGGAGCGCCGGAGCCTGGATGGCCCGCTCGAATGAGTAGGTCCGGTTGAGCTGCTCGTCTAGTCGGGAACGCAGAACCCGGCTCACTTCGGCCGTGCCGGTCACGTCCAGCCCATTGTAGGCCTGTTGCCGCAGCGCCTCAGAGCGCAGCGCCATGGCCTCGCTTACGTTGACGATCAATGCCATGCGTAGAACACCGAGATTGCGAGCAGGCCATAGAGGCCCCAGAAGCCCAGCGTGCTTTCCAGCCGCAGGGCCTTGATGAGCGCGCGGGAGATGCTGATCATGGCAGCCATCCCATGCTGAGCGCGATGTAGAGGCCCATCACCGTGACGATGAGCACCCAGCCATATAGCCTTTCATATGCCATCATGTCAGTCGTCCTTCTTCGCCTTCACAAATGCCCGCATTGCCTTCCACGGCGACTGCCGCGCGTAGCTCCCGGCCAGGAAGGCCAAGTCCTTCGGCAGCTCCGGGTACAGCGCGTGATGCTGGAGCCGGGTGTCGTGGAGGAAGTTGCGGACGTTGATCCCGTAGTCGTGGTAGAGCCAGAACAGGTCATAGCCCCCGAAATTCTGGCCCTCCTTCGGCTTGTCGCTCTCCAGCATCTTCTTTATCCAGGCCCAGGCCGCCAGCTCCTGCTCGGCGCTCCTCCAATAAGAGCGGTCGGGCTGGCGAAGGTCCCAGATCGGGATCACAATCGCGTGAGTATCATCCCCGAACGCGATGCTGGTGATCTGGCCCCAGCCGGTCTCAATGTCCACGCTGAGCACTTCGATCTGATCCCAATACCGCTCATACCATGTCGCGATATCCGCCAGCGTCGGGTCGAGCCACAGCTCCTTTTCCTGGTAGTCCACCGCCGGGCCCTTCTCGGCCTCGGCCGCAGCCTGGGCTAAGTCGCCGGCCACGACATGGTAGAACTTCCAGCTCTTGAGCACGAAGGCCGGATGATAGGTGGCTAGGATTTTTTTCCCAGGCAGCAGCCGCGTCGCCTCGAACGGCGTGCCGCGATGGCTGGCCACTTCGGTCTTGCCCGTCAGGGCCCACAGCGCCGTTCCGCCCAAGGGCACGATCACGTCCGGGTTCACAGCCTCCAGCTCTTCGCGGAGCCGGTCGAGATGCCAGCGGTGCTCCGGCTTAAGCCAGCCCTCTGCAAGCGGCGGCAGCGTGTCGGCTCCGGTCAGGCCGAGGGCGCGGGCCTCTTTCAGCTCCATACACCAGCTCTTCACCGAATTGCCGGGGAGCTTCTCATCAAAAACATTGCCGACCCAATGGTCGGCGCGGTTGATGTTCGCGGTCCTCAGCAGCGCGTTAAACACGCGGCCGGACGGCCCAACAAGGGGCTCCTTTTTCAGAAGCTCCTCATCAGACGGCGCTTCGCCCAGGAAGGCCAGTTTGCATGGCAGCTTCCCGGGCATCTGCGCCGGAACGTGGATTGTCCCCACGTCCGACATGGCTTAGCGGATCACGCGGCCGAACTTCCCCGCCAGTGCGGCGAGGATGGTCTCCAGCGGATGCGTGTCGTTCGCGATATGCCGCCGATCCACGCCGAGCGCGCTGGCGATGGCCTCGTGAACTTCATCGATAGTCTTGGCGCTGGCGATACCCGCGCAAAGCCGCTTCACGTCATCCTCCGCGAGGGGATGCCGCTTGACCTCCTCCACGGTCACCTTGCCGCCGAGGGCCGGGGCCGGGAAGCTCCACTTCCGGCCGGTGCGCTCGTTCCCGTTATCCCCGGCCTGCTTCGCGGACTTCCCATCGTCATACGAGTTGAGCGCGGGCAGGGCGATGGCCGGAGCCTCCTTCGGACCGCCGTCATCCTCCGATCCGTCCACCGGAGCGAAGGCAAGCTGGTTGGCCTGAATGATGCTCCATTCAAAGGCGTTCTGCCCGAACTCGACGCGGACCTTCTGGTCTGCATCGACGCGGAAATTGCCACGCTGGGTAACGGCGGTCACGATGCCGGTACGGCCGGTCAGCTCGTCCGTCACCCGGTCACCGACAGCGAACGGGTTCTGGAGCAGCTCCTCGAAAAGGCGGTGCTGGCGCGCATTGAGGCCCGGGAGGTTCTTGTCCAGGTCCGGGTCAAGCGTACTCAGGTCCAGCACGGTCAGGACACGCGCGATCTTGCGAAGGTCCGCCGCAGTGTTGTGGTCGATAATCTGGTTCATTGGTCTCTCCTTTTCTGTGCGTTTAAACGCGGCTCAGGCGCACTTGCGCTGGGCGGGCGTGATCTTGCAGTGCGGGCCGGGCAGGTAGGGGTTACCCTTGTAGCCGGGGTTGCTCGGCGGCTTCGGGCTCGTGATCCCGCTCAGGATCGCCATGCCGATGATGCTCACGGCAAGGCCGGGGATGATCACCGAACCGGGCCCGCCGACACTGGCCGCGAGCCCCGGGAACACCGTGGTCGCCGGCATGGCGTAGGCCGAGCAGCCCGAAGACGTAAGGCCCGTCGCCAGGGCGAGGGCCAGGATGATCGACTTCATATCCATTCTCCTCAACCTCTCCGTAGGCAAGTCCCCCAGGCGGGGAAAGGCTAAGCCGCCCGGGGGTCAGGTCCGCAGGCCGATTACTCGGCCTTGGCGAACTTCTTGATTTCGTTCGACGTGCGGGTCTCGCCCGTCGCCTTGTCCTCGTAGTTGGACTGCTCCAGGTAGCCCACGACCTCGCGGCCCTTGGCCTCCTTGAAGGCGTCGATGATCGACTTGCCCTTGACCTCGACGCCGGCCAGCTCCAGGACACGCTTCACGCCCTTCCAGTCAGCGTCGCCGCTGATATAGAAGCGCTTGAAGAGGCGGTTCTGGGTGTAGTCGTAGTCGGAGCCCAGCTCGTTGATCTGGTCATCATCAACGTCCGTCATCGGCTCCTTGGGATTGAACACGGCGAGAACCACCGGGTCCTTGTCGCCCTGGCCTTTCTGGTACGAGATGTTGCTGATCTTGAGCAGCCAGGAGCCCACCGGGAGGAGCTTGTCCTCCTGGATATCGTCCCACGAGCGGTTCAGGATTTCATCATAGTCAGCCATTTGCACTCTCCTTCTCTAGAGGTTAGGAACCCACGGCGAGGTTGGCTTTCGTGCCTGCCGTGAGCAGATCGAACACCTTGAGCAGCCCATCGTCCTCAACAGTGAGGGACTTAGGTAGCTCAGGCACGGGAATTTTCAAGTCAAGGTCCGGGCGGGGCGACGCCTTGATATGGTGGACGATGGCCCCGCTAGGCTTTGTCTCCGCCTCGATTTCGAGGATGGTCGGGAAGCGCCCGCCGATGGTCGTGGGGAGCCCCTGGCCCAGCGCGGACGGGTAGAAGCGAACCGGGATAAGCTCCGCCTTCTCCTTCTTAATCTCCTCGTTCGCCGTGCCGGCATCGCTGGGCGTGGTCTCCTTCGGCGCGATCATCTTCTTGTGCGAGAGCACGACGACATGGAAGCGGTTCTTCGGGTCGGTCAACGCCTCCACGAAGGCGTCCTGATCCGCCATCGCCACGCCCCACATTTGCTGCGTGCCGTTGAGCGGCGTCTTGTTCATCATCGCCATCGTGCGGCGGAAGGCCGCGACGCCCATGCTGGTAAGGCTGTCCAGGACGAGCACCGTGTCCGGGCCCCAATCCTTGCTCGCCCCCAGGTTCACTTCTTGGCCCGTCGCCTCGTCCGTATACTTCCACTCCTTCATCAGCTTGAGGCCCCGGTTGAAGGCTTCCGGGAGGCCGGCGACCTCGATGTACTTGTTGCCGGCGCGGAGCGGGTCTTTCAGCGACACAATGTCCAGGTTGGCCAGCTTGTCGGGCTTGGCGTACTGGATCAGCGGATCGAAGTTGCCGTCATAGTCCAGGACGCGGAGCTTGTATCCCGCGTTGAGAAGCGAGACGCAGGCCCCGGTCTTGCCGGCACCGGGAAACCCGATGAGCATGACGCGAGCCGCGCGCTTGGCCGCGAGGGCCTGTCCGTTAGCCATTACTTGTCCTCCGTCACGTTGATGTTCAGGGTGCCGATGAAGCGGCGGAAGGTCGGGCGCTTGCCCTGCTTTACCATGTCCCAGCCCCAATAGATTGAGCTGAGGATCATGGTCCCGCGAATGCTGGCATAATCATTGTCGTGGATGCAGACCAGCGTGGTTCCGTTAGCGGTGCGGAGATAGATCGAGCCGTTGTCACGCTCGAAAATCTCCCACTCCTTGTCCTTGAACGGGTCCACGTCGTACTTGGGGACCGATGTAACAGTGCTCTTGACTGCCATGATAGCTCTCCTTTGCCTTGGCCCAAATGGGGAGCGGACCCGAAGCCCGCAAGCCCCCTCACGCAAACGTTACCGCTCCTCTAGCGGGTTCCACTTGTCCACTTGCCAGTTTGCTTTCAGATACATTTCCCGGCTCTCGGGGGGCATGGCGCAGATGCTCTTGTACTGGCACAAGAAGCACGACGCCCGGTTCATGGGCCAATAGCCGTCCCGCGCGAATTTCTCCGCCTGGGAAAGCCAGTAGCCCAGGTCATGGACCAGCTCCTCCCGCGAGCTTTCCTTGAAGTAGACCGGCCGCCACGCGAACATGGCCCCGCTCGCCTGCACCTGGGCCCCTTCGATGATGCAGCCCTTGATGTTGAGGTCCGGGAAGCCGATGCTCCCGAGAAGGTCGTAGTAGGCAAACTGGATATCGACGGCGTAACTCTCAAAGAACGCCGGCCCCAGGCCCTTGCTCGTGGTCTTGTTGTCCGTGATGAAATGCTCCTCCAGCTCCCCGAGACCGTAGAGCGAGATGCGGTCGATATAGCCGCAGGCGATGAATTGCTCGCCCGTTGTCTCACTCTTGATCGGGAGAGGCATCCGCACCGGAAGCTCTACCGCCGGCCGGCCATCCGGGAAGGCGTAGGCCTGGATACCGCGCCCAGCCTCCTCCGCCTGCTCTTCGCAGTACCATGCGACTAGACGGACGAGCCCAAAGCGGTCCTTATACGTGTCGGCGGGCACCCAACGCTCCACTACCTCCGTCTCGCTCCCGCACTCTCCGCACACGGTCGGGGCCGGTTCCGGGAACCACTTGCCCTTGTGCGAGAAGGGGCACTTGGCCTTGTTGCCCTTCGCGTTCTTGTACGGCTCAGTGCCCAGGCAATGCCACTGCGTCTCGTAGTGGCCGCCCCAGATCGTACCCGTAGCTTCATCCCAGGTCGCCTTCATCACATAGGCGACGGCTTCGAGCTGGGCCTCGTCCTTGCTCTTCCCCGCGAGCCGGGCCTTGTGGAAAGTCTCGACCGCGCTGGCGAAGTAATGGCCAAAGGCAAGGTGCGGGCTGTCGTGACCCGCAAAGGGCGTGCGGAAGCCGCGCAGGATGCTGTACTCGTACCGGCGCGGACAGGCCATCAGGGCCCGCAGCGAGGTTGCATCCCAGGAGATTTGCAGAGCCGGCAGTACCGGGCTAAAGGGTGACGGGGCTGTCAAAGCTGTTCCTCCACAATCGGGTCGATGCCCGGGCCATCATCGTCATCAACCGCGCCGGTGTTTTCCCCCGGCTCCAGGAGCGCGAGCTTCGCCTCTGCCCTCTGGAGGCGTGAGCGGAGCCCTTCACGTTGCACGAGGAGCATACCCATATCCCGCATCGCGGCCCAAAGCATATTGAGCTGGATGCTGGCGTCCAGGAGGGCAATGCGGTACCGCGCCGGCAGCTCCTTGTCATCCTGGGCTGCGCTGGCGGCCATGAATATCTTGTCCAGCTTGCCGCTTACCGTGGCCCAATTGATCACCTTTTCGACCGGGCTATCCCCGAAGTAAGGGACCCAGGCGTGATCCCGTGAAAGCGCGTTGATAGTCTCGACCGCATCATTAATGTCCTCGCGGAGCGGCTTTTCCTTCCGGCTTTGCGGAAGCCGCATAGCGAGCCTGTGGAGGGTCGAGACAACATGCCGCAGCTTGGCCTCCGTATAGAGCGGTTCCTCCACTACAGGATGGAGATAGCCGAACGGGACCGGCTCACCGGTCTTGATCTTGGCCTCATCGATGGGCTCTACCTTTGCCTTTGCCATAACTGCTTCTCCTAATCCTCAATGCCGCGAATGTGCTCAATCGGGCTGTCCTGGCCCACCGTCCTCCAATCAGGATAGGAACGGCGCTTGATCTTTGCAAGTTTCGCCTTGATCGCCATCACGATATCGTGAGGCGACGCTCCGGTATTGCGCCATGCCCCGTCGATGGAGAGGATGATCTGGTCTACCCACTCCTCCAGGTCGGCAATGATCTGCTCAGCGCTCGTCAGCTTCACCTCGCTCATGTGGACGCGCTCCCCCGACCTGCGGATGGATGCCAGGCCACACTTCGGCCCGACTTGCTCACCGGCTCCCCATCGTCGCCGCAGCCGCTGCCGGAGCAATCAGGGCACTGCCCGACATCGGTTTCCAGGTAGGGGTCGTCGTGCTGCGGGTCGTGGCGGAATAGCCGGCCCTCGATGCAGCGGAGGTCGCCTTTAGCCATTGTCGTCGGCCTTTCGGTTGTCGTGAGCGAAGCGAAGGGAAAGGGTTCCGCGCAGATTGTTATCGAAAGCCGCCGTCACTTCCTTTGCCCAATCGAGAACCGCGCCAATTGGTGCGTCCTCATCGAACAAGCCGACTTCCTGCCACGTCGTGCCGATGCTTTCGTTGCCCTCGGCGCGATCCATGATCGCTGCCACAATGCGCTTAGCCATTGGTCGCCTCCCCCGAGGCGGGAGCAAGGGCGGCGCTGATGCGCGCGAGCATTGCGATCTTTGTGTCAAACCCGCGCGGAGTATTCGGCTCCCAATAGATCAGGCCCCGGTCGCGGACCTCTTCCAGCAATTCCCGCAGCTTCGTGTTCTCCCCCTTGCACTCGGCATGGGCGGCGGGCTGTTCCTTGTGAGAGGTCATGGCGCGCTGTCCTTATTCACGGCGACCATTTCCATCGGAGCGCCGAAGTCGTAGTGGTATCCGTTGGATCGCCGGCCGCACCACGTCAGGTAGTTGGTGCCGTCGATCCTAGTGAGATGTATGTGGTCCATGCCGCGAGCCGGGCCGCCCGCAAAACGGGCCGACTTGACGACAGGGTTGTTGAGGAGTGCCGTCAGGCCCTGTCCATTGCTTCCTGTGGAAGCTCTGCTGGCCGCGCGGAACGCCGCCTTATCAGCCAGAACGACGGTGCAGTTGTCCGGTGACAGGATAGGGGATGTGTGAGAGGTCATGACTACTTCTCCGGGATGGCGCGGATGGCGGCGAGGATCGAGCGGAGGTCGCTGTCGATCTCACCAAACCGGGCTTGGCTGACCACTCTCGCCGCCTTTTTTCGCATGGAGCGACGGCCGGCGGCATAGGACGTGGAAAGAGACCTAATTGCTTCGCGGACCAACCGGCTGTCGTGCAGTGTGAGAGAGGGCGATTTACGCTCAATGGCATTAGCAAGTTCCGTGAGCCGCAGCTCTAGATTCGCCCGCTCCGAGTTCTCGCCCGGAGCGGGCGTGGCTACATGCGGCCGGTCGGCCTTGGCAGCATTCAGTCCATCGACGATAGCTATCGCGTGATTGATCCGCAGATTGCCGACGAGCTTTCCATCGGGCGTATAAACGTTCGCGTAGTTCTCTTCGCCGTCTGGGCCGTAGTTGATCAAATAGCGCCAGGGCATCGCCCGCTCCGTACCGGCGGCAGCCTTTTCCGCTAAACCCTTGAAGTAAAGGGCGCTAACTGGCCCCAGCTTAGGCGTCTCGTTGGCCTTTAGCTGTGCCAGCTCCGTAAGCCTCGCATCTACCCAATCGACCATGTTCTCCCCGCCCAGGCAGCCGTGCCGGCCGACGACCTCGTTTAAACGCTCCACGACGCTCTTCATTGTCCTCTCCTCCGGGCCGTCTCCTGGGCCCCGTGCCTGGGATATTCCTTGCTCCGCGCGAAGGCAGGGGCATAGCCATCAGGCCGTACACCATCCCAGGTGCTCTTGAGCACCTTGAGTAAGGCGTTGCGCCAATAGCCCCGATAGCTATAGGCTGGTCTCGCTCTCACTTGCCTGTCTCCTTTTCGATCTGGACGAGCCACTTCTCCATCTCCTCGCGGATGGCCCGCGCGGCGTTGTCCAAGGCGTACCACTGCGCCGTGTACTGCTGGGCCCGGTCGCGGAGCCGGAGCACTTGAAGCTCGCCCATCACCGCGCCTGCCCGGAAGTCCGAAACCCGCCGGCCCATCAGCCCGGGTCCTTGTCCAGGTCTACGCCGGCCCGGCGGCAGTATTCCAGGGCCCGCTCCGCCCGCTGCACGGCCTGCCGCGTCTTGGGGCCAATGATGCCACCAGCGTCAGCCATGCCGAGGGCCTTCTGGATCAGGGTAACTTCCCCAAGCACGGTCAGCCGCGCCGAATACGAGTGGGCCCCCAACGGGTTCACAATCCGAGCCCACGGCACCCATTCGCTACCCGCCTTATACTCATACGGCACCGGGGGCGCCGGCCGGGTCTCATATGCACTTTTCATCGCGCTCTCCTTTCGCGTGTTTAAACAAGGAAGGCCGGACCCTTCTGTATGGCCCCGGTTCTACGGCAGCGGGCCCGGCCAAGCTCTCAGCTCAGGACGCGACCGCGCCCAGGGTCGCTATAGCCCGGCGTCGGCACCCGCTCCACATAGGGGCCGCCATCGTCGCGCTCCTCGGGCACGATCAGGCCGGAACGGATCAGGTCCTCGACCGTAATCCGGCGCGTCTGGGGAGCCGCACGCGGCTGCTGAGGGGGCGGCGGGGGCGGAGGCTTCGGAGCGGCCTCGGCGGCGTCATAGGTCTCGCCAATCACGGCCACGTTGCGCGGGTTGATCGCGAGACGGGCCGGCTGGCCCACGAGGTTGAGCACCTGAACCTCGACAAAGGTCTGGGCCAGGGACGCCTCGTTAAACGCGGCGATCAGGTCGGCGCGGTCACCGAGCACCTTGAAGGCGAAGGCCTTCCCGGTATCCATGAACGCGGTCACGAGAACGTCCGTGATAAGCTGCTTCGGAGCAGCCTTCTCCGTCACCTTGCGCGGGGCGGCTTTCTTACGCGGCATTGTCATCTCCTTCTAGGTTGGGTTCATCGTCGGCATCCACGCCTGCGCGCTTCGCCTTTTTCTTGTCCTGGGCCGTCAGAAAGAGGGCCCGCTCGTGCCTCTGGGCAAGCACCATCTGGCGGAAGTCGTCCTCCGTCATGGTGTGCGGGTTCCGCCGCATAAACTCGTCTACGGTCGGCTGCTTCGCAATCTCGTCCAGAAGCTCATTCGCCTCGCTCATGTTACTGCCCTCATAAAGGTGGCCCGAAGCTCAGCCGCCTTGCGGCGGAAGTCATCCGCCATCTTGCGGTTCGCCTCTACTTGATGCGTGCTCCAGCCGCCGTCAAGGCTATGCTGCGCCCATCCGTCGAGCTTGTCGGCCTGCTCCAGGAGCCAGAAATAGAGGCCCCTCATGCGAGGGCCCCTTTCAGCCGCCGGCTGGAGCGGGTCACGATGTACTCGTAATAGTCGTCCCGCACCTTGCGTTGCGTGAGGTAGATCAGCCCGGCCTGGGCATACTTGTAGAGGTCTGCCGCCAGCGTATTGACGGGCTTATGCAGCTCGCGGTCACGCGCCAGGAAGCCGGTATGGTAGACGTAGCTCTGCCCGCTATACATGCGCGAGATTACGTCATAGGCGTTATTCACATATTCCCTTGGCATGGGTCTTTCCTTCACTCTCCTATGTGGGCCGGGCCCTCAGCTTACCCAAGGGCCCGCGCTTCACAATCGCGTTACCCGTCCAAGCCCTCCAGGAAGTCGCCAGGGGCCCGGATCAGGGCCAGCGAGCACTCGCCCACCTGGAGCGCCAGGAGGAGCACACTGCGATCCGCCGGCCGAATGAAGGCCGTTACCTTGTCCACCTTGTCGAGGTCGAACGGCGTATTGATGCCGGCGGCGCGGAGCTTGGCAATGACCGAGCCGGGCAGGACGCTGACCGTCAGGTTGTGCTCGCCGTGCTTGGCCCCCAGCTCCTCCCAATGGGCCTTGATGACGCTGATCTGGGCCCCTTCCCGGCCCAGGGCGGAGCACTGCCCTTCTTGCTCGCCTTGCCCCGCTTGAGCCGCTTGCGCGCCTTGCCCCAGCCCAAACGCCAGGGCAGCCAGCGCGGCGAATGTGATAAGCCTCTTCATGCTACGTTCTCCTTGTTTAAACGCGCCGCGTCTGCTACGATAGCGGCTATGAGTGCCCTTTCCGAACTCCGCGCCCACATGCGCGAAGCTCTCAGCTCGCCCGATCCCGCCAGGGCTCTACGGGAGCGGTACGCTATAAGCGAAGAGATGGCCGAGCGCATGGCCCGGCCCCTCGCCTCACCGGTCAATGATCATCCGGCACAATGCCGCGAAGGTACGCGGCTGTAGCCGCGTCACTCGCTGATACGTAGCCGGGATCATCATCATCATCGTCAGCCGGACCCACTTGGGACCAGCCGGGAAGGCTGGCCTGTTTCCCTCCTCTGGCGGCTGTCGAAAGCGCCGGGGCTGCCGTGTGGACATGCTGGGCATGGGCATGGGTATGGCCCCCCTGTCGCGGGTCACGCCACGCATCGGCCGGCTGGATGGCCGACATATCTTGCCCGGTGACCTGCCCGATGTAGGCAATCTGCGAGCGGCTTTCAACCACGTTTTCGCAGTAGTTTTCCCGCAGCCACGCCACCGTATTCCTGGGCCCATCCCAATCCAACCCGTCCAAGGCGGCGAAGGCGAGCAAGATGGCTAAGGCGGTCCCTGTTCTGCCGTGCCCGCCGTCACAGTAGATTGCCACCTTCTTGCCCTCGCCCAGGCGCTTCAGCTCATCGTAGAGGGCCAGCCAGAACGGCTTCCCCAGCGTGTAGGGTATGCTGTAGTCTACCCACTCAATGACGAGCGTAGGGGGAGGCATGGCGATGCCTTTCAGCCGGTTATAGTCGATGGCCGTATCAACGTCCAAGGAGCCGTTGATCGGGGTTTCCATGAGCCGCTGATCCGCATGGCCCAGGCCGATGAGGAGGTCGAAGGCCTTCGCCCCGTTTGCGGCGAGCCGGCTCTCAATCCCTGTCTGCCGGCCGCCCCAGATTACGGGCCCGCCCGGTATCTTGAACACCGGGCTGGTAATGTGGCACAGGCCTCCGTTAAGGCCCGCCGTGCCGCCGGTCATGCTCTTGCCCTGGAATACTTGCGCAGACTGCTGCGCGCTCTTCCAAGGCTTGTTTTTCTTTGCCATTGTACTTTCCTAACCTTTCGCTGTTACAGGATGCGGCTGTCGAACGTCGCGCCATGCTCGCGATAATCATCGAGCGTGGTGCGAAGCACGATATCGCCGCAGAAGGCATTCATAAACCCGCAGCCGGGCCACTGCGAGATGGCCGTCAGATGGTTGGCTTGCAGCCCCCACTTGTTAAAGATGCAGCCGCCATTGTGCTCCTGATTGATCAGGTCGTTCGCCGCGCTGACGGCGTTCCCAAGCCACGTCCGGCCGCCGCCGAAGCTATCGGCATCCTGCCCCACCATGCGGAGGCACTGGCCGAGCTTGATAGCAGCCTTGGCACAATCGGCCCACTTCCGGCCGCCGAAGGCGGTACGGCCCCACGGCAACGCGAAGTCTAACTGCGCCATGGCCAGGGCCCGCATGAGCGGATTGAGCTTGCCGCCCAAGGCCCGCTTGTAGATGTAGTCTCGGTCGGTCCCGTGAACGTCATAATCCTCATCGTCCTCGAAACCCGTCATGCCCGAAGCCCATTCGCTGGCGGCGAAGAGCGGCTTTCCGCCGGGACCCTTGCTTCTGAAATAGCGGGCCTCGCCCAAGCAAGCCGCCGCCGCATAGCGGAAGAGGTCCACAAGCGCATTGGCCAGAAGCTCCTGGAGATGCTCGTGCTTCCCGCCCCAGGTGCCATAGCTCTGGATCGTGGAGACGGCCGAGACCAGCCGATTGTAGCCGTGCTGGTTCTGCCACAGCGGGCGTTTAAACAACTCGCTGATACGCCGCGCCACGGCTACCCGGGCGTCATATTCGAAGCGCGGCGACTTGCCGAACTCCTTCACCGTCAGCCACGTCTGTTCCCGACTAGTCGGGCCGGTGTAAACCGTGATCCCGCTGGCGATTGCGTGTACGGCATAGTGAGATGCCAGGGCCCCGCCGGGCAGCCACACGACGAGCTGGCCCTTTTCCTTCACGTCAAGAATGCGGCGTTCCCAGGCAAGAAGGTCCTCGCCTTCCTTCGGCGTGAGCGTAACGCCCCAAAACACGTCGCGCGGGATGAAATGCGCGGCTTGCGGCTGTTCCGGCCCATCGCGAAGCTGCACGAGCACGGTATTGCTCCCCGCGCCCGGCAGGTGCGTTACCACGCCCTCGATGTAAGGCGTGTTGGGCACAATGGCGTCGGCCAGGGCCGGCATGTACTCGTTATCATGGCCATTCGTGATGACCGTCAGCATATCCTCGCGCGATCCCGGGCTAGGGATGAAGAGTGTCGCGCTGGTGTTGCTAGTCGCCCCATCGTTGCTCTTGCCCCATGTCACGCCAACGGGCGTAGCGACGAAAGAGGCACGCACCGCTTCGAAGGCCGGCCCGAGGAGGATTTCGCCTTCCGGGTCTGCCGCGAGCACTTCGGCCCGCAGGGCTTGAAGCTCCTCCAGGCTCTTGATCGGCCGGCTTTCCACGAAACCATGGCGCGGAGACTTGGGGCAGGGCCGCGCAAAGCGCGGGAACGTGACGTTTTCCGCCGTGAGCGGCCACGTTCCGATCCGATTGTTCAGGTAGCTATAGCCGCCCGCGTTGTCCACATGGATATAGCTGTAACCCTGCTGCCGGGTCCCGCCGTACCAGTTATTGCAATTGCTCCGAAGGGCGTATTCCAGCACGCCAACGCCGCGCGCCTTCTGCGTCTTGGCAACCTCCGTCAGGTTGCAATGCTTGTGCAGCTCCTCCGCTGTCGGGGCCCCGATAACACCGTGCCAGGGCTTGCCCTTAGCCACACGCGCAGCAATCTCCGCGCGGTGCTTGGCAACCCGCTCCGCCGCCGTGGTCTTGGGCTCACGGACCCGGCGCTCTTCGCGATTTCTCCGCATAGCTCTAATTCTCCTCTTCGCGCGCGATGCGCTTCAATTCGTCCAAGGCATCCCTGATGCTCACGTCAGCCGCGATCAGGGCCGCGCCTTCCTTCGCAGACAAGGCGAAGTCGCCCGCCTTGTCCACATTCGCCTTAGCGCCCGCAAGGCGCGTGATGACCCTTTCAAGGGCCGAAAGGTTTTCCGGGCTCACTTGCTCGCCCCCCGACCGCCGTGCGCGGCGAGATTGCGCAAGGTCTGCGCGTAAGCGCTGCGCCGCTTGGGGCCCTTGTTCTCGCGCCCATTAGCCCATTTCTTGAGCCGGTAAACGCCATGCGCTGGCACCGCGTCCACCGTCCACCCCCTGTCATTGCTGACAATGGTTGCCCCATCCCGGGCACTTGTCCAAGCCATGCCTATATCTCCTCTGGGCCGCACAATGCGCCCAGCCCCCTACATAGGCGCTTGGCCCGCGAAGCGATATCACAGGTCCGTGATATCCGTTCACGAAATCGTGATTAGGTCCCGGCGCATGGTTATGGTACGCACGAGGCACGGCGCAATCCGTGCGCCATTTGAGGAGAGAACCAAATGTCCAACGTCAAGCTGGCCCCGAAGCTCGCGGAGGCTCGCGTGATCCTGCCCTATGCCAGCCCGGAAGGCGTTCCGCTCGACTGGCTGCACCTGGAGCTTACTCAACGGCTTTGCGCCGCTTGGGGCGGCTGCACGGCAAGCACGGCGCGCGGCTCTTGGGTTGACCCTGACAACGGGCTCATCTCCGAGACCGTCACGACCTACGATATCGCCATGGAAGCCACGACCGAGAACGCTGAACGCCTCGCCGCCCTAGCCGGCTGGCTGGCGCGCAAGGGCCGTCAGCAACTCGTCTATGTGCGCTTCGCTTGCGGCACGGTCGAGCTTATCCCGCCGGCCCAGGATATCACGGCGTTCACTCCGGCCCCGGCGCTATCGGGCCGCGTCGCCACGCTCGCGGACTTCCCCAACTAAACCCACGCCTCACGCCTCACACCTCGTTTAAACAAAGGAGATACTGCTATGGACACGCTTGCAATCAACCATCCGGCCGCTACCGCCCCGAAGCTCGCGATCAGCCCCCAGCGGGCCGCTGGCTTCAACTATGGCCAGGGCTGGCCCGAAGCCCAGGACAAACCGCTGTACAAGCTCGCTGAGGAGCGGCTGGCCACGCTCCGCATTCGCGAGCAGGGGCTTACCAAGCGGGTTTGGGAAGGCGAGATGGCCCTCCGGGAGATGCGCCTCGCGGAGACTGAGACGGAGCGGGAGCGTGCCGTTCGCCGGCTGGCCCGCTGGGGTAGCTTGGAGAATGTCCGGGCCCCGCTCGATGAGGAGGAGCCGGCGAGCCACAAGCCGGGCGGCGGAATGTACGATTACGCCTAGCGCCAGGGCGCTTCGCACAAATACTAAGGGGCCCTTCGCGGGGCCCCTTTTTTATTGCGCGTTGTTTAAACGCGGCGCGCGCTAACCTTGCGCTTTACTCTCTACATGACAAGGGCAATCCGCGCCCTCCAGGGGGCCAACGGCAACACGCTCGCGACTTCCCCAGCGCAGGGACCAGGGAAGCCAATCTGAGGGCCAACCGCACAAGCCCAGCGCTTCCTCCTTATCCTCGTCAGGCGCAAAGCTAGGGTCAAACCATTTGCACGTTTCACAACGCTTGTTCATTGTTTAAACGCGCCTCCTTCCTCATCTGCCGCTCACGGCCGCGTAGGCTGTGCCCATCGACGCGGCGAGCCTTCGGGCTGTGCCAGGACTGCCGGCCGGCCCGCTGTGCCTTATCCTCATCGCGATAGGCGGAGGCCATGGCACATAGCGCGGTCCATGCGCCCTCCGCCTTCGCCGCGTCACGGTTGAACCTCATTTCCATTACCAAGTCGTGCATTTCCGCTCCGCGCAGGGCCCGGCGATTGTTGAAGGCCTTGCGGCATGGCCCCGAGCAGAAGAGGGCATCATGCCGGGCAGAGGCGGGGACGGGCCCGCCACACTCGCGGCATGTCCTATGTTGTGGCATCGCTTTCTCCTCGTTATGGGCCGGCTGAGCGGGCCCGACTAGACAGATAGAGGAGGGCCCCCGCCTTGGCAAGGGCCCCGCTCCGCTCACGCCTCCGCTTTCTGGATGAGCTTGAAGCCGGAGGAGCAGCAATCGCAGGTCGCCGCGAAGGTGTCGCGGGCGACGCGCGCCTTGACCGGCGGATCACACTCACACTGGAAGAGGCGGAGGCGCGAGCCGGAACCGACGCCTCCGCTCTTCCCGCCCTTGCTGCCCTTGCCGACGCCGCACGGCTTGATCTTGATCGGCTTGCCGTTCGGGCCAGCGAGCATCTGGGCGAGCATGTTGACCGGCTCGCCCTCATCCGGCTTTGGCATAGCCGCGATCAGCTCGCGCAGCCATGGCGCGAAGCTCGCGAGGTAGTAGCGATGCCCAGCCGCGCGCAGCCGGCGGATGCCCAGGCGCTCCGCCGCGTGCTTCCAATCGGGGCCATGCGCGGCCTTGTGCCCGGCGACAACGTGAGCAAGCTCATGCAGCGTTGTGCCAGCAACCTGTATCCAGTTTTCTTGGCCCAGCGCGCAGACTTCCACGAATGCGGCGGCCGGCGCTTCGCGGTCCGTGCCCTTCCAGCGCTGGAAGTAGGTGACGCCGCGCAGGCCCGGCGCGCCGGCACCATAGGTGAGTTTGATCCCGGCGAGCTTGGCGCGGTCCTCGTCGCTGGCGCGGGCGAGCACGGCGGCAGTGATTGCGTGAATGAAGGCTTCATGCGTTGTGGTTGGCATCGGGCTTCCTTTCGCTTTGCGTCGGCCCTTCGGGCTGGTGGGTTGTTTAAACCATGCGAGGCCTGCCCAGGTCTACTCACGATGTTGTGATCTGGGCAAAGGCTAGGCTTGGCACGGCTTTTGCCCGGAGCGGGGTGCGAGGCGGTATGCGCCAGCGGCGGGGGGCGGCGTGAGGTATGCGCGGGGCGCATATGGGAATGTATTCCTAGAGCTATGCGCGAATGTGGGTCCTCGACCCTCTGCCATGCGTCGCGCGCATAGCTCCTTGGCACGCTTCTTGCATCCCTGCCCCGCTGGCCACACCTGTTGCATTTATGCCACACCCACCGCTCCGGGGCGCTTCGCGCTGTGGCATTTCTGCCACACAAGCGCTCCGGGCATAGCTCCGCGCCAGCCATGCGCTGGGCGCATACCTCGCAGCCCCGGGGGCCCGTTTCCCCCTGCCGGTCCTCGATTGGCGGCGCTACGGTTTGGGGGCCCCATTCCCATCCCATGGAACCCGGGAGGAAGCCGTCTAGTCGGCTGGCCTACGGCCAGCAAGGTCGCCCCCACCGCTCGCAGGCAAGGGGGGAGGGGCTCCCCCACCTCGGGCCCTAGCGGGCCCAGGCCCCTGTGCGGAAAAATACAAAAACCCGGCGGAGGCTCGCCGCTTCGCGGCTCGCCGGGGGCGTGTGTGCAGCTACCCCACCACTCCAGGTTGCCAAGGCGACCCCCTAGCCCGCAGGGCCTGGGGCAAGTGATCCCCTTGCCCGCCTTGCGAAGGTTCGCAAGGGGTCAAAATAAGTAATTGATATATAATAACAATTTTTCCGATGGGTTCGCGAGGGGTCCGCCGTCTGCCCGCCTTGACCCCAGGAAATCCTTGAAGGCGGCCAAGAAGAGCAAGAAGAGCCCCCTTGTGCCGGGCCCGTGCCCCCCTTGAACCACTTGCACCCCGGCCCTTGGCCCCCATTTACTAGGAAATGCTAGGAGAAACGATGACAGCGAGTGGAGCAAGGCGGGACCCGCCGAACTGGGGCGTTGAGCCCCTTGGTCTAGAACGAGCCAAGCCCGCGAGGGGGAAAGACAAGAAGGAACCCTGGATGCTCAAGTGGATGAAGGACGTGGCCCCCGTGGCGATCCACTGGCTCTGGTATCCCTATATCCCGCTGGGCAGGATCACGATCTTCGAGGGGGACCCTGGGATTGGCAAGAGCTTCATCACCTGTTCCCTCGCCGCCGCCGTGAGCAACGGCTCGCCGCTGCCTGGGCAGGATCACATACCCAAGGGCCGGGTCCTGATGCTCAGCGGCGAGGACGGCATCGCGGACACGGTGCGGCCCCGGCTCGACGCCTGCGGGGCCAACGTGGAGAACATCGCCGTCCCCGCCGAGCGGGTTACGCTGGACGAGAACGGGTGCAAGCGGCTCGACGCCACGATCCGGGCGGCCAAGGCGAAGCTGGTAGTGATCGATCCGGTGTCGCTGTACATCGGGGCTAAGAAGGACATGAACAAGGCCAACGAGGTCCGCGACTTCATGGACATGCTCTACCGCACGGCGGAGGCCACGAACACGGCGATTGTGCTGGTCCGCCACCTCCGCAAGGGAGGCGCGGGGGAGAAGGCGATCTACAAGGGCGTAGGCTCGATTGACTTCGTGGCCGCCGTCCGCTCTGTGGTCCAGGTGTCGCGGGGCGAGGACGAGACCGGGTACTTCTCGCATGAGAAGTGCAACATCGCCCCGCTCGGGGCTACCCAAATGTACAAGATCACAGACGAGCGGGTAGAGTGGGTCGGCACGATCCCGCGCTTCCAGGCCGCCCATGGGCCCACGGTGACGGCGAAGCCCAAGCGGACCGAGGCGTGCATCGCGTTCCTGAAAGACCTCCTGCGCGCCGGGCCTGTCCTGGCCAGCGAGGCCGAGGCGAGGGCACGGGATGAGGGCTTCACCCCCGCCGCTGTGAAGCGGGCGCGGAAGGGGCTCGTGGATAGCGTGAAGCGGAGCGACGGGTTGTGGGAGTGGCAACTCGTGCGGGGGTATGATAAGGTCGAATGTGAATGAGCACCCCAGGCAAGAAGGCGAAGCCGCAGCCCAGCGCGGCATACCCCCAGCAGGACCGCGACGCCGGCCTCACGAACGGGCTCCAGGTGAGCCCGGGCGGGCGACGGATGACGAGCTATAGCGAGGACCTAGCCCTCCAGATATGCGAGCTGATCGCGGAAGGGCACACGCTGCTCGATATCTGCGAGCTGGAGGGGATGCCGGCCCGGGCCACCTTCAACCGCTGGGTCCTGATCTACCCGCAGCTCGCGGCGGTGTACCGGGCGGCCCGCGAGGCCAGCGCCTATTCGATGGAGGACGAGGCGATCCGCGCGGCCCGGCATATCAAGATGATGCCGGGGGACAGCGTAAAGGTGCGGAGCTACGAGGTTTTCCTCAACCATCTCCGCTGGAACATGGCCCGCCGTAACCCGGCCATCTTCTCGGATAAGGTGGCGGCCAACATCACGGTCCCGATCCAGATCAACACGACCTTGGACCTGGGGCAGGAGGGGGGCGGTGCGCCGGTTGTAGAGAGCCGCGCCGAGGTCTATATGTTGAAGGCCGAAGTGCCAGGGGAACAGAATGGTAGCGTGGACAAGGAAGCAGTTCCAGGCCGAGGCCGAGAGGATCGCAACGTACCAGAGGGGGGCAGAGTGGGAAAAAGGCCACAGCGGCTCCTCACCGTTCCCCCCGCCCCCAGAGAGCCCCAGCCCCCCAAGCGGACCGAGCCCGACCCCGCCCTCAAGCCTAAGCGAAAACGCGGGGTCTATGGAGACTAGCCCCTTCATCGAAGTGGCGTGGCTGGACGCCCAGCGGTCCAGCGATTGGTGTACGGTGGACGAGCTGCCCAAACCGACCCTGGTGTTCACGCGGGGCTGGCTCGTCCGCGAGATTGCGGGGCCGCAGGGCTACATCATCCTGGCCGGTTCCATGTCGCAGGCCGAAGTGTGGGGCGAGTGCATCGCCATCCCGAGGGGGATGATCGTGACGGCCAGCCTGATCAATGAGAACATGAGCCCGCTCGGCGGGCAGGACAAGAAATAGATGCCCGCGACCCACGAGACCCGCTTCATCCCGAACCCGCTCCAGAAGAGCTTCATTGAGAGCCGGGCCAAGGCCGACCTCTACTCCTCCCGCATGGGTGAGGGCAAGAGCACCGGGCTGGCGTGGAGCACGCTCTACCACACGCGGCATAACCCGAGCGCGAATTGGGCGCTGATCCGGGACACGTGGGAGAACATGCAGGCGACCACGATGAAAACCTTCTTCAACTGGTTCCCGCCCGGCATCTACGGGACGTTCCACGCGACGAAGAAGGAGTTCACCTGGGCCTCCGGCATCGCGGAGGGCGGCGTCGTGTTCCTCGGCATGGACGACCCGCAGGACGCATCGAAGCTCATGTCGCGCGAGCTGGCCGGGATCGGGATCGATGAGCCCGCGCCAGCGGTCGGGAGTGCGGGTGTGGACGAGATGATCTTCGACATTGGCCTCTCCCGCCTGCGCCAGCCGGGCATGAAGTGGTACGGCATGAAGCTGGCCGAGAACAACCCGGACGAGGCGCACTGGACCTACAAGCGTTTCGTGCTCGACCCCGACCCGGACTTCACTTTGCTCCAGCCGGACAAGCCGGAGAACGCGCACAACCTCCCGCCCGAGTACTACCAGGAGCTGCGCCGCATCTGGCGTCACCGGCCGGACCTGATCCGCCG